ATGTCACAATGGGAATACATCGGATTACGTTTAACTGATGGTATGTACGAAGAAGCGAATAAGTCTTACTATCTAACTTACAATCCCGATTGGGCGTTAAAATCCAACATAGCGTACATACTTCATCAAGCAGATATGATGGCGACACACATCGAAGGTGATGAGTGGAAACGAGCAGATGAAGAGTATAATACTCAACTTTCCACAAATATGAAAAAAGCAGTTGATTCAAAAACTAAAACTAAACAACCATCACCGAAGTTAAGTGAAAAATCACAAGACCTCTTTGACGAACTATTTGGAGATAAAGAATGATTCTGGAAATAATCCTTGTATTATTGGTCCTTTTGTTAGTAACTTCATGTTATATAATATGGAATCTAACAATGAAGTTAGAAACATTAGAAGATTGGATAGTTAATTTTATGGATGCAGCTGAAAAGATTCAGTTTGATTTAAAACAAATAGACTACAAAGGCTCGTTTGAAGCAGATGATGAAACTGGTGTAATATTCAATCAGATAAAAGAAATAGTAAATCAATTAAATAAATTCAAAGGAGAAGAATAATAATGCCATCAACAAAAACAGCAGCATCAGGTTCAGTAGTTAAGAAGGTTCGTAAAAGAAAAAAGAGAAAGAAAAACTATTACTTTCATGAAGGGACTGAAAAAGCAATTATTCGTTACAATAATACCGATAACGCACATCTTAAAAATAAGATTTATAATGAACATATCAGAGCTGCTTTTGATAAGTTAGCTGAAAATATCATACATACTTTTAAGTTCTATTATTTTGATGTATCTTCAGAACAAGTTAAAAATGAGGTGGTATCATTTTTGGTTTTGAATATTCATAAATTCAAAGAGGGTAAAGGTAAAGCATTTTCTTATTTCAGCATAGTTGCAAAAAACTACCTGATTCTTAATAATAATAAGAATTACAAAATGGGTAAGATACATCAGCAAATGGATGTATTAGACTATAAAAGAAATGTTCAGAATGAAAATGAGATGGAAAGTAAATCTGAGACCGCTGAATTATTTATAAATGAATTACATAGATTTTGGGATGTAAATCTAACCAATGTATTTCGTAGAGACAAAGACATCAGAGTTGCTGATTCTGTACTACATATTTTTCGTATAAAAGAGAATATAGAAAATTTTAATAAGAAAGCTCTTTACATTCTTATTCGTGAAATGACAGGTTCTAACACTCAACACATTACTCGTATTATCAATGTGATGAAAAAATACAACAAAAGGTTACAGTACGAATTTGATATGTATGGTATGGTTGATGTAAACCACACTGGTTCTTTAGTTAGAGAAAAAGAAGAGTAAAAAAAGGGGAGTGAAAACTCCCCCTTTTTGTTTTAGAACTACTTACGAAACAAACCCACCAACACCAACAATGCGACGAGTCCAGCGAAACCAGATTCGCCGAATGTGTTTATGATAGATGTCAGGTTACCAATAACATTGACGCCAAAGACACCACTTCCAAAAATTACTTCAGATATAGCACCTATAGCAACAAAAGATATCATAAGATGAGCTAAATCATCTATGTATCCTTTTACCATTGTTATTATTTCCTTCATGTTTATTCTCCATTAGTTAACAAAAAAGGGAATCTCACCCTATATATAACTATCATATATATAGACTAAAAGTTTAAAACCTAAATATTTATATATAACTACAAATCTATCAATTATTACCTATGGAGTAAAAAATGGCTATCGATTATGAAATATTTGAAGGTAAATCTTTATCTGATTTGTTTAAAGATATATATGATAATTCAAATAGAAATAAAGAACAGTTAGAAGTTCTTATGAAAGAAGTTGTTGGTTTTATAAAGGATGGCGATACTGCTGTTCAAATAATTCCTATGTTGAAAGAGTATTTAGAAATCAATGTAAAGAATGATGACCAATTAGTTAAAATGGCAGCTGTCGTACAACGTATCATAGCAGCTGAAAGTAAAGGTGGATCTGAAGATGAATTTGGTTTATCTGAAAAAGAAAAAGAGCAACTTATGGGAGCATTGGAGGATGCTGCCTCTGATTTACAGAGCAGAGCAGATGAAATAGATGATGACATTAAAACAGTAAACAACTAATGGCATATTTTTCACCAAAAAAACCAATAGTTAGAGACCCAAATAAGTTAGGCGTCGTGGATGGAAGTCAAGTGTATGATATGATACAAGAAGCAACTGACCACTACAGAGAATTTCACTCAACCGAGCCAGCAATTGTAAACAGAGTTTATATGAAATCTACTGATTTACCTAAGAAAAAATTACTAAATTATGAGATACCTGATTGGAAAGTCTATGGAACTATTGATGCCACATTTATATACAGTTCAGAGCCGCTTCCAAATTATATAAAGCCATTAACACATAATATAATTACATATCCATTAAAGGGAGAGGTTGTAAACATAACAAAATATGGTGGGGAGTATTACTATACTGTACCTCTAAATTTGAATCAAAAAGTAAATATGAACAGACCACCATCGGAAAGGGGAGACGGTACAGTTGTTCCACAACACACAAAATTTAACAGAAGAGTTTGGTCGTGGCATGGTGATACTGTAGTACAAGGGAGATTTGGAAACTCTGTAAAGTTGGGTAGTGATAGTTTATATCAGACTCCTACTATAAAAATAGTGAATGGGCAAAATCAAAAAACTGAAACATTACAATACAAAAATGTAGAATCAGATTACCCTCACATTGAAGATATAAATTCTGATGGTTCTTCTATATATATGACTGCAGGAATTGATGAGGTGAAATTGATACCGGCAGCTGTAAGTAATAACTTACCCACTTCTCTGTATGGAAATCAAATTATTTTGAATTCCGATAGATTAATTTTTAATGCTAAAGGAAAGGTAAATAAAGAGGGTGTTAGTTTAACTGGTACAATCCATATGCTAGCAGCTGACGATTTTATTTTATCTGCCGGTGATCAATTTGTGCTTGAGGCTGAAAAAATATATTTGGGTTCTGATGCTGATCCTGCTAGATGTGCTGATATAGTGAGGAATCCATTGGTTAAATATGATGAGTTAAAGTCAGTATTGGGGGATATGGTTAGTGTGCTAGAAGGGCTTGCAGCAATAGTAGATAGTGCTACTCAAAATGAGGATGGTGAGTCAACTGCTAATTTAAGCCCCATCAACAGTGCTATTAGTAGTATAAAGGAAGATTTACCAACTATTGCGAGTGGCGTTGTTTTTACGAATTACAAATAGGAGTGAATTATGGGTTTAGAAGATAAGTTATTAAACATACCTGATTCAGTTTTTCAAGGTCCTCTTGAACAATACAAAAAAGACTATAAAGATATACAAAATCAAATTCGTACAGGACAATCTTCAGGGGAAGGTAAATTGCAAAAATCAATAGAAAAGTTACAGAAGATACAGAAAAAATACGAAGATACAATGAAACCAATCGTATCAGCTGGTAAGTCATACAATAAAATAAAAAACAGTGCTATACAAATAGCTGATGCTTTGGAAAAAGCAAATGCAATTAGTGGTCTTAGTGCTATAGTACCACCTGCTCCAGGTGCTACTGCTATTCCTAATAAAGTCATAGAGTTTGCACAAAAAGCCGTATCAAAGCTTGCTTCAAAAGCATCTGCCAGAATATTTGCTATAATATCATTTGTGATAGGAATAGAAAAATTCTTTACAGCACAATTAGAAAAACTTGGTACTGATGTTAAAAAGTTAGAAGCACAACAGGAAAAGTGGAATGAAAGAGTTAGAGCCAGAAATAGAAAAATAATCGCAGCTGCTGATGCAAAATATCCAGATATTCAAATGTTAGATGATGTAGAAGTAGAGGAATTGGACTTTGAATTTGAGGATTATGATTTTATACCACCACCTACTGATACATCAGAGGAAAGTGATGAAGAACAAACAACTGAAACATCAGAAAATGCTGACTCTGATTCTGACGATGGTTCAACAGAATCTACAGGTGGTGGCTATTAATATTCACTATAATTTGTTAAAATAATATTTATAATAAAACAGGAGTCAATTATGGCTAAAACAAAAACACTTGTCAATTTAATTAAAGAAATGGTAAGACAAGAAGTAAAAAAAGAAGTTAGAGAGATATTTATTAGGGAAGGAGTTAAAGCTGTAACTCAAAACAAAAACATTGTTCCTGAAGTACTAGCCAAACCCTCTCCTAAAAAAACTAAACCTAAAGAAGTAAGTTATACCAAAGACCCTACACTAAATAAGATACTTAATGAAACAGCAAATACTGGTGAATTTGATGAGTATCCAACAATGGGTGGTGGAACATTTGATACTTCAAAAATGACTGAAGCTATGGGTTATGGAAATGTGTTAGGTGATTCTGAAAGTAGGAGAAAAGCTTCAGCAATTCAAACTGCTCAATCAGTTGGTGTAGATCCTAACAATCCAGCAGTGCAAGATGTAATGAGTAATTTAACAAGAGATTATAGAGATGTAATGAAAGCAGTAGAAAAGAAAAAGGGTAGGTAATGTCGCAAGTAGAAAATGATTTAAATCCGGATGTAACTATTGGTTTATCACTACCACTAACACACGACAGTTCTTTTGGGTTTTTCAAAACAACTCAAACTTTACTCGAGCAAGCAAAGCACAATATTAGAAATCTTCTTCTTACAAGAAGAGGAGAGAGAGTTGGCAATCCCAATTTTGGTTCTGATTTACATTTGTTACTTTTTGAACAAGAATCTTCAGATTTAGGTGATAGGGTTGAAGAAATGGTAAGAGAAACAATTAACTCTCAGTTGCCATATGTAATAGTTAATAGTGTAGAATCATCTGCTTCGGGAACAGATAAAAATATTCATTTAGTAAATTTGAGATTTTCAATCGATACTGACCAAACTCAACAAGAAGAGCTATCAATAGATGTTCAGTCAGATGGGTATTAATAGGAGATTAAGATGCCTTATTCAGCACCAAAAAAATCAATAAAAGAAGTAAGATATTTAAACAAAGATTTTGAAGGATTCAAAAATAATTTAATAGAATTTTCAAAAGTTTACTTTCCAAATACATACAATGATTTCAATGAAGCATCACCTGCTATGATTTTTATAGAGATGGCTTCTTATGTAGGTGATGTACTTTCTTACTATATAGATAACCAATTTAAAGAAAGTTTGTTAGCTTTTGCTGAAGAGAAAAAAACAGTTTACAATATGGCACAATCTTTTGGATACAAACCAAAATTATCATCACCATCTACTGTTAATTTAGATGTATTTCAAACTGTTCCAGCAACATCTACAGGAACAGGTGGGAGTTATGCTACTAAGCCAGATTTAAGTTACGCTATGATTTTGAAACAAGGAATGATAGTTTCTTCTACCAATGGAATAAAATTTACATCACAAGAAGATTGTAGTTTTAAGTTTTCAAGTTCTTTCGATCCAATGGATATAAGTATATATGAAAGTAGTAATAATGTTCCAGTAACATATTTACTAAAAAAACAAGTAAAAGTATCTAGTGGTGAAACTAACACAGAATACATAACATTTGGTGCTGCAGAAAAATATAGTAGAGTTGCTTTAGGTAATGAAAACATCACAGAAATAATTTCGGTAACAGACAGTGATGGTAACAATTGGTACGAAGTTCCTTTCTTAGCACAAGATACAGTATTTACAGATGTAGAAAATAAAGCAGCTAATGATGATGAATTATTTACATACTCTGACCAAGCTCCTTATCTACTGAAACTTTTGAAAACATCAAGAAGATTTACAACTTTTATAAGACAAGACGGAAAGACAGAGTTAAGGTTTGGAGCTGGAACATCGGATAGTCCTGATGAAGAGATTATACCTAATCCTGATAATGTAGGTTCAGCTCTTGCTGGTGGAGTTACAAAACTTGGTGAAGCATTTGACCCTTCAAATTTTTTGAAAACTAATGCATATGGTACAGCACCATCAAATACTACTTTGACTGTTACTTATAAGTATGGTGGTGGCATTAGTCACAATACTCCGTCAAGTACAGTAAGAAGTATTGATAGTGTTAACATAACTCTTGATGAGTCTACACTATCTTCTAACTTAGTTGCCACCACTAAAGCTTCAGTAGCAATTAACAATACTATTCCAGCAACAGGAGGAAGGGATGCTGAAAGTGTTTTGGAAGTAAGACAGAATGCTTTAGCGTACTTTCAGTCTCAAGGTAGAGCGGTAACTAAGGAAGATTATATAGCTAGAGTTTATGCTTTACCTGCAAGATATGGTAATATTGCAAAAGCTTACATTGTACAAGATGTTCAACTTGATAACACCAATGTTGAAAATACAGGAAACATAAATCCATTTGCTTTAAATTTATATGTGTTAGGTTATAATTCAAGTAAGCAATTAACTAATTTAAATGATGGTGTTAAAACTAACATTCAAACTTACTTATCACAGTTCAGAATGATTACGGATGCTATAAATATAAAAAATGCATTTGTTATCAACATCGGAGTACAGTTCAATATTCTTACTAAAGTTGGATATAATAAACAAGAAGTAGTTCTAAGAGCAATACAGAAGATAAGAGAGTTTTTTCAAATAGACAAATGGCAGATAGGTCAACCAATTATTTTAGCAGATTTATCTTATCAAATATCCTTAACGGAAGGCGTGTCTGCTGTAGTTCCGCCTACTGAGGATAATCCCAATGGTTTGCCAGTAATAGTTACAAACAAATTTTCGGCTGCTAATGGTTATTCAGGTAATGTGTATGATATAACAACTGCGACAAAAGATGGTGTAGTTTATCCGTCTATGGACCCAAGTTGTTTTGAACTTAAATTTCCAGCTACTGATATAGAAGGTAGAGTGGTTGGAGATGCCGCAGGAGGTAACTAATGAATTATTTTATTTTTCCAGACATAGACACCACATTATATCAAGCAAGTAGTAGTCAGAACACAGGTTTAGATGAAATATTAGAAGTAAGGAAAGATTTAAATCAAGCAGGCAGTAATCCAAAAGTTTCTAGAGCTCTGATTAAATTTGATATAAGTGAAATATCACAATCAATACACACAGGAATTATTAGTACTAATGCTAAATTTTATTTGAATTTGTATGATGCTAATTCTGTTAATTTATCGTATAGTCAATCGTTGTATGCTTATCCAATAAGTCAGAGTTGGGTGCCAGGTGAAGGATTTTTTAGTGATAATCCAATAACTACAGAGGGTTCTAGTTGGAGATATAGAGATGGTTCTAATGTTGCTACTTTTTGGACTGGTTCAATAACTGCTTCAGGTGGTACGTGGTTTGATACTCATTACGCATCACAGTCTTTAGAGTTTGAAACCAGAGACATAAGAATGAATGTTACTCCGATTGTTAATGCGTGGTTAAAAGGAACTTTTCCAAATGAAGGTTTTATAATCAAAAGAAGTGGTAGTGTTGGGAATACGGATACTAATGCTGATGAAGGAAGTACTGATGTGTTAGGTAATCTCGCATTCTTTTCTAGACAAACTCATACCATATACCCACCTAAATTAGAAGTGGAGTGGTTTGATGCTAAATTTAGTGCTGGTTCATTAAGTCCACTAACTTCTGCAAATTTAGAAGATTTAGTTTTTTATATGAAAAGTTTAAGACCAGAGTATAAAGAGAAATCAAAAGTAAAATTTAGAGTGGTTGGTAGAGAGAGATATCCAACAAAATCATATTCTAATACTGCCTCTGAGTTCTTAACAGCAAAATATTTACCAAGCGGTAGTCAAGAGATGGGAGATGGAACTTACTATTCTGTAAGAGATGTACAGACTGATGATGTAATCGTTAACTACGGTACAGGATCTATAGTTAGTTGTGATTCTACAGGAAATTACTTTAATTTTTGGATGAACGGATTACAATCCGAAAGGTATTACAAATTTGAATTTAAAGTCGTGAGTGGAAGTAATACTGTTGACGAAACTGTTGAATATTTTGATGACGATTTTATTTTCAAAGTTGTGAGATAAAAAATGCCATATACAAAAGAAGAACTTCAAGAATTAGAATTTTATCAAAATCTAAAAAATGAAGATGAACAGAGATATATAAATAATAGAGATATTTTAGAAGCTAGATTCAAAGCATCAGGATCTGCTGATGATGGTACTCAGACTATTAGAGATGAAGATGGTAATATATTGGTATTTGAAAATCCCTTTAATGGTCAATTAGACCCACCTGATGAAAACAACAAAATAGTTGCTGATATGAATAGTGAACAGTTAAAAAATAATTTATCAATTAATGAACTTATAAACAGAGAATTTAGAGAATTATAGTGTCTAGTAAATTAACAAGAAAAGATAGAGAAGCACTAACTACTCAATCAAAGAGAATTGTAGGTATTAGACCTTATGAGAACGGAAAGTTTGGTACTCAAGAAAATGACTTTATATTGTTTGAATTATATGATGCATCTGGAAATCTAATAACATATAAAAACCTTTTATCCTCTAACGGAACATCTAGTAACACAGATCAAAGTTTAGCACTATACCCTTCAATTCATATTCAAAATGCTGGTTTTAACAGTGGACTTTTTACAGTAAAATATCAATTTTTGAGAAGAGTAGCCGGAAATGAACAGAGTGTATTGGTAAAGACTACACCACCTGAAGAAGAAGGAAAAATTTACTCTAAGACAAATAATTTTCATATAACGGAAGATGGATTAATATTTGAGGGAACAGAAGAAGATTGGCAACAGTCAAATCAAACTTCAGTTCCTTTGAGAATAGAAGATTTAAAATATCAAATTGACTTGATATCTCCAAGTAGAACTGAGGTCAGACTAAAAGCAAAAGACATAAAGGGCTCTTATCAAGAAAGTTTTAGTAAAGCACAAGAAAGTAATAGGTTTAGACTAATAGGTTCTCCGCCAAATGCTGATCCTCCAAGTGATGCCGAAATAAGATTTGTTGCGGATGATGGTGCTGAAACAACTTCAAAAATATTGTCAGTACTTTCTCCCAGCTTTCAAGCAGCAACGAATGGTGGATTTGCAGATAGAATGATAGGTGGTGTTGTTGCGATACCAGATGTATACAAAATTTCTGAGATAGAATCTAAAGTTAGAAGTGAAATAAATCTAATAAGCAATCCTTCAGGAGAAGAACTATCTTATAATCTTGATACTGGTCAGTTGTTAGTTTGGAGTGATATAAGTTCTGTTTGGGATGAGTATCTACATATTGCTGCTGTAAGGGCTGTGGGATGGACTTCAGGATTTTCACCCTTTGATGTTCCTAGTAGTGATTGGTATGGAACTGCTGCTTATGGATTTCACGCACAATGGGCTAGAGGAGAGGGTGTTGATGGTGGTGTATGTATGAAATTTCCAGACACCAATTTAGATTTTATTGATAGTCCAGGTTGGAATGGGGATGAGTACAGACCATTAAGAATAGAAACTGAAGGTGGTGCATTAACAACTCTGTTAAGTCAAGGTGTATCCATAGGAGATACAGTAAATATAGCATTTGATATGAAAGCAAATATTGCTGGTAAGGGTGTTAATGTCTACTTGAGATATGCTCAAGGAGAAGAAGTAGAAGAGCAACCAGATTACCAACTCACTATTGATTTATCTCTTATAAATGAACAATTGGAATCTGGTGCAGATGAAGAAGAGCCAGAAGATCCCCCTACAGGTTATGTTCCTAACAGACCGAATGAAGCAGAAGTGTTTGAAAGTCTCTTTAATGCGAGTCAAACATTTGGACTTGTAGACCCGTTTCAAATAGGTGCTGATGATCCTGAAAATGAATTTATTGCAGGCTATTGGGTTGTGGGTAATGAACTTACTGGAACTATACCGAATAGTGGTCAAAGTGAAAATGGATATTGGAGATATACAGATAAGGTAGACGTTACAGTTGCGTTCGATGAACAGGAGTTAACAGCGGTAGACTGGTTACCTGATTTACATAACCAAAATAGGTGGGGAACTACATTTTCAAAAGCTGGTACATTAAGTCCAGGTGGTGGTTGGATTTGGAATGGAAACCAATGGAATCCTAACAGTAGTGGATTATCAGAATTACTTAATATTACGACACCAACAGTAGATAAACCAACATCTCCACCACAAGGTTTTGTTCCAAATACAGATGCGGGTGCTTCGTTGGCAGAAAGCATACCTGAAACATCACTTTCTATCTTAGCTCCAATTCTTGCTGAAGGCTTTACTACAAGTGATATTGCGATTGGTGCTAGTAGTGAAATATTTGGTGGTGTTGGACTTTGGCAAATAGGATTTATTACACAGCAAGATGTTGTTTGGTATAGAAATGAAAGCTTACTATCAACAGGATTATACACTAGACGTGGCTTGTTAGACGAATCTGGACAATGGCAGTGGAATGGGTTTGATGATTGGTCTCCAGCTGCTCTTACTCCTGACTACAGTACATACTTAGGTTTACTTGACTATGTAATAAATGAAGGAATTGTTTCTGAAGTTACTCCTGCGACTCTGCCAGTTTTAAATAGTTTAACAGGAAATAATATTATAAGTCAATATTATAATTTTCAAACCAATAGTTTTACAACTGATACTGAATTCTTTTCAGCAAATAACGGATTTAAGTGGAATGGTACTGAGTGGGAGGATTTGCAAACTGACCTATATGGTGCTTATGAATATGTGGTTGGTAGAGATGGGGCTAGTGAAGTTGTATCTGTGGCAACCTCAAATGAATGGAATAGATACGAAGTTCAAATTATTATTCCTGAACGCTTTCGGTTAGACCTTCCATATAACATAGGATTTTATGGTCACAGTGGATTTTCAGGTCTTGTACAGCAACAAGGAATTGTTTGGGTTGATAATGTTTTTGCTGATATAACATATGAGTCACAAACTACTACAAAAGATGTTCTTAAACCATACATAACAACAATAACTAATGTTCTAACTAACAATGTTATTCAAGTAGAAGATAGTTGGGAAGATGCTAGATTAAAACTTTACGGTGAAGAAAACAGCGAGTACAATGATGGAAATTTTTCAAACTCATTTAATTATGCTACACTAAGTTATGTTGTAAATAATCCCTACGATTTAAGAACATATTTGATGAGGGATAATGATTTATTTTTAACAACTAATTTCAAAAGAGATGCAATAAATAATCCTAACTATCCTTACTCTATAGTTTTCAAGCTATACAAACCACTTCCTCCTGATATTAGGAGATTTGATGAATTTACCATTGTAAAAGAAATGATGGACCCTGTTACTGATGCTGTAAAAATAGTTGACTTTGTTGATACGGAGGTCGGTGATATAGTTTTAAAAACACCAGACATAAACAGTATTGACTTTGTAAGTAGACAATCAACTGATTATAAAAGTGAAACTGAAATACTAACTGATGATGCTAGTATTTCTAATAAGTTAAGAAATGATTTTATATCTCAAAGTTTTGAAAGTGTAGAGTTAAACACAGACTATAGACAATTTGAAAACTTTATAAATTTTAGTTCTGTTGAAAAGAGAATTAAAAACTTCAAATATAAACTTGAATTATTAGAATCATATTCAGATTCAAGCGGTTCTCTAGTTGGAATTAGTGGTTCTTTAGACGACAGAAAATCTTGGCAAACAAAAATTGATGATGTAAAAAATAACTTCGATGATTTTGAAAGTTATATGTATTTTGAAAGTTCCTCTCGTTCAAGTGGTTCTCTTGGCATATACTACAGTAATTCTTGGCCGAAAACGGGAGGTTCAGGATCAGTACAGTATCCGTATACATTAGCACATACAACTTCGTCTCAAGGACAAACTTTTTTTTCTAATCAGATAACAAGTGCTTCAGTTTATGATGCTGAAAATCTAAATAGGTTAAGTTATCACCTACCCGCATATCTTACTGAGGATTCTGAAAATACTGATTTTACTAATTTTATAGATATGGTTGCTCAACACTTTGACCAAATATGGCTGTATACAAAGGGTATGACTGACGTGTACGATAGAAGAGAAAAGTTAGATGAGGGTGTATCAAAAGAGTTGCTATATACTATGGCTAGGTCTTTAGGTTGGAAGTTACCTGATGCTAAAGATTTGGTTGATCTTCCAAGATATGCTTACGGTGTTGAGGTTACTGGCTCATCGTACTCAGATTTTTCAGCAGTATCCGATAGGGATATATCTAGAGAAATATGGAGTCGTATAATAAACAATATGCCATTTTTCTTAAAACATAAAGGAACAGTAAAAGCACTAAAAGGATTGATAAATATTTATGGTATACCATCAACCATACTAAGAGTTAAAGAATATGGTGGTCCTGATTTACCTGATACTAAAAATGTATCATATGAAATTACAAGAAAATTTACAAAAGCGTTAGATTTCAGAAGTGCTCAGTATGTTAATACTGTATGGACTGATGATGGATTTACAAATAGAAAGCCTGACACTGTAGAGTTTAGGTTTAGATCTGCTACTGGCTCAAATCAAATACTTGTAGAGAAACAATCTACCACAACTGACCAAGATTGGATTATAAGACTAAAAGATAATAATTCATCAGATGACTATGGTCATGTTTCATTTTTACTGTCAGGTTCAGCAACTGGAACTTCTATTGGTCAGTATAAAGAATTAACTTCATCTGCTTTACCTGTATATGATGGAGATTTTTATTCTGTTATGCTTCGTAGGATGTCTGGTAGCAGTAATCCAAATGTATCACAATCATATGAATTACATGTTGCTAAATACGATGCTGGAATGAGTAGAATTAATCTATATAGTAAGTCAACGATGAATGTTGATGTGGCAGCTTCGGCATCTTTTAATTTAGCTTGGACTGGTAGTGGAGACATATACATAGGTGGTAAGGAAACTATTACAGGAACTGGAATAAGACTTAGTGGTTCAATTATGGAGTATAGACATTGGACAGAAACACTACAAACATCATCCTTTAGAAATCACGCATCTAACCCAAAAGCATATGATGGTAATTCGATTTCATCTTCTTACAAACACTTGACACTAAGATATTCCTTTGACGATAATCAAGATTTAAGTACATATGCTGGTGGTATACTTGATTCTAGAGCTGAACAGCAGAAGGCTTTTTCTGGTTCTTATGTTGGATTTACAGGTAACTTTTTTAGAAGTGTGGTGGATGAACAAAAAACTCACATACCAAGTATAGGCGCACTAAGAAGAACTACGAAAAAAATTAGACTAGAAAGTAATGAAAGAGTTCTTGGAAATTTAGATGCGAATCGTAGAGTAACTGTTGGTGCTTACGATACTGCACCCTTAGACTCAAATAGAGTTGGTGTTTACTTTGCTCCAACTGATGTAATAAATACCGATATCATAAATTCTGTTGCTAATCTGAATTACGATAACTTCTTAGGAGACCCTAGAGATATAACAGAATATGAGTATAGAGGATTAGAGTATGTTGCAGATAACTATTGGAAAAAGTACAATTCACCAAATAATTTTTGGGATTATATAAGAATACTAAAGTACTACGATCAGTCTATGTTTCCACAAATAAGAAAAATGATTCCTGCTAGAGCAAAAGCTAGGGTGGGAGTTTTGGTTGAACCCAATATATTAGAGAGATCCAAAGTAATAAGAGGAAGAAAACCTGATGCTAAAAACTTTTATTACTCTTCATCAATTGATTACAGTGAACGTATTTTTATATCAAGTTCATATAATGCTGGTTCTACAATTACAACATATGATGCTTATAATGGTAGAATACCCATTTACAGTTATGAAACAGGCTCTTCAGTAGTTTCATCAAGCGGTGAATATTCTACATTTGAGGCTAGTGGTTCTGAAGTAAGAGATAGATTTACACAGGGAACTATTTGGAGTAGACTGAATAATAATGATGCTTTCTATTCACACTCCACAATAACATTTGGTGATGTAAAGTATGCTGAAGTTTTACAACCAGTAATTAGTGGGTCTAGAATTTACGGAAGAAATCAAAAGATAAGAAAATTTTATTCTACACAAGCTAGTGCTTCCGCAGATAATTTTCATTCATCGTCTTTCAAAAATGTTGATATAGATAACAAAGCAGAAGAAAATCAAGCTTTATTTAATATTCTATACGGAGGTGTTAAAAATACACTAAAAACTACTTTAGATGGTGGTTCTCCGATAGAAGTTGTTATTACAGCACCAACTAAGCTAGTAACAACAAAAACTGCAGAGTCATCTTTGAAAACTGGGTTTGGTAAAGAATCAGAGTTTAAGGATAAAAAAGAAAAAGAAGAGAAAACATTATCTAAAGATGAAAAAATTCAATCAGTAAAACAAGATGATACGGGAGCAAAAAGTTTTGTTGATACTTCAGGAAAAGAAGTAACATTTGATTCAGTAGATGAATTAACAAAGTCTCAAAAAGATCAGTTAACAAATCAAATACAAAAAGAATTAGATGATAAAGAAGAAGGTAGTAAGTAATTATTTTAACGAAAATTAAAATGATTTATATTTATATATGATAAGTCATATCGATTTTTAAATTAGGAGTTAAACATGGGATTTTTAAATAATACAACTGTAACAGTAGACGCTATTTTAACTAAAAAAGGTCGAGAGTTATTAGCACAAGGTACAAATGCATTTCAAATTACCAAATTTGCATTAGCAGATGATGAGGTGGATTATAGATTGTTCGATACTTCACATCCGAATGGTAGTGATTATTACGGAAGTGTGATAGAAGCTATGCCACTTTTAGAAGCATTTGCTGACGAAAATCATATAATGAGATATAAGCTAGTAACACTACCAAAAAATACACAGAAGATGCCTGTAATCAATGTTTCACCAGGTTCTATAACATTTACTGCTGTTGCTGGTGCTTCAGCTGCTCCTAACGTGGTGACACCATCGACAACTAATGCTAATGATAACTCTTATACGTTTATTTTGAAAGACCAAAGTATAGCTAATATGACTGTAGCAACTGCTGCGGGTGGTGGTACTACAGGTGCTACAACCCCTTTCTTTTTAGGTGAGGATGATGCACCAAACAGTAAAACTTTGGTTGCTAAAACTGTAAATATTGGAGTGGTTGCTGTTTCAAAGGTTCAAAAAACCACACTGGTTATCGTTGGAAATGACACAGGCGCAACAACTTCTCTTGAAATAGCTAACAACTTTATTGTTTAATAGGAGTAAATAATGGCAATTTATAAAAATTTTAACATAGTAGATGAATCAAGTCCTGAGTCTGGAGATGTGGTATCAAATGTAAAGGATATCGTTTCCTCTGGAATGTGGGCTGATGGTTCTACATCAATAACTGCTTTTTTTACATCATCTACACAGAGTGGTAGTACAGGAGATTTTTTCTTAGATGTATATTCAGCAAATCCACAATCAGATTCTACTTCTAAACCACAATTTTCAATTGCTTATGCTAATTTTAATGGAAGTGGTTCTTTAGGTGCGGTAGGTGTAAATGGTAATAGAGCAGCTGCTGGTATTTACAGACAACTATCAAATACATTATTAGGTCCTGATTCAGACCAATTTACCTTCGCAGGTTCTGCTGCTGGTTCTGGTGGAAATTTAACTAAACTTTCACCTGACTATGTATACGCCATATCAATTTCAAGACGACAACTTCGTGAAAAGATGGATCCAGGTAATTGGGAACTTGTATTGAGTGGAAGTGGTGCTTTATTAGGCGCTAACAATAAAATTAAATTAATTGACGATAGTGGTGCTACAACTAACCCAAGCGTTCAAAAGGGTGGTAGAGTTTTTAATGTTGTTAGTGGTTCGATAGCTAGTGGTACTGCAGTTACCAAAACAACTGCTGCTGCACAGCCAGGTGGTGCTTACGGGTTATTTTATCCTGATTTAGGGATTATAATTTTGAATGGTCCTATTTTGAACGCATCTGCTTCTTTAAGTACCAATACTACATCAAACGATTTAGGTGGTAATAATGATAAACTATTTCAAAGAATTAGTGATGGTGCTAAATTTCAGGCAAGAAGAGAAGAGGTAATTACTTCACAACATTATTTCTGTAGAGTTCCTAATAAAGAGTTTAACTTTTCTTCCAACCCAACATTTGTTTCTGGCTCTGCTGGTAATTTCCAACAAGCTACATTTTTTAAAAATCCAAAGTCTTTTATAACACAAGTCGGGCTTTATAATAATGCAAATGAACTATTGGCTGTAGCTAAACTAAGTAAACCTTTATTAAAATCTTATTCAAGGGAAGCTATTATCAAAGTCAAATTAGACTTCTAAACATAGGGGATAAAGGTCATGTTTAAGGCACTAGACCCTCAAGACATTAATATAACACCATTTAAAGTCTACAAGCAATTCACAGTCACAAATACAGATAGTGGTAGCGGCGTTTATGGTTTTAAAGCTGTAAGTGCCAGTGCACACGGATGGACAGAATCTACAGGAGTAAAAACAACATTCGACTCTGCTAGTTTTTATCAAATGCCATCTTGGTTAATGATAAATCATATGTACTATCGTGACACAATTAATCCATATAACAATTTTGGGCAAAATGATAACAGACAATACAGAGAACTACACTCATCTGCTTCTATAGTTGCTGTATCAAAAGATTTGTATGGTGAGAGAATCAAACCACGATCTATTGAATTAACAGATGATAGCACATCAACTACACTTACCATAGTAGATGATGGTCATGGCAATTTGTATGATAATAGTAGTGCTGCTTATTCTGCTAGTTTTGCTTCATTTTCAACAAGTAGTTTCTCAAATTCTGAAACCGGAAGTTTTGTAGGAAATGCTTTTTACGAACATGGTTTATTAGTATTTACAAATACAGGATCTAGATACAATGGAATAGGAACTGGCACAGGTACTGATGGTTATAGTTTGAAATACAAAGCACAAGTAACAATAAATGAATATGAGTATGTTTGTATAGTAGGAGAAAGAGAGTTTAATGCGACTATGAACATAACAATGACTCACGGAAGAAGTGGTAGCTTAAACATAAGTGGTTCTGATACGTGGAGGAGTTTACCACCCGGTGACGCACTGTATAAATCCGGCTCATATAGTACAAAATATGAACCAGCAACCGAGTTTACAAATCACTACACACATTCAAAGTGGTCTCCTTATGTTACACAAGTAGGTCTGTACAATGATTTTAATGAGTTACTTGCGGTTGGACAATTATCAAGTCCTATGAAGAATGATCCTGAAATATCATTGGGTATAGTTGTAAGGTTTGACGGATAATGGGTAATTTCAAAAGAATGATGGAAACTTCCTTTCTTATTGAAAGGATAGATTATTTACAGACTGCTAGAGAGTTGATTAGGCAATATGGCTTAAAATCTAAAATTAAAATGGGAAGAGGTAAAGACTTCGGTGAATATGTACCAGAAACCGATACAGTAACGATAAGACCATCATATCCAAATGTAAAGGAATTCTTAATGACTGTGTTACACGAAATAGGACACGCATTGGATGCTAAAAGATTAGGTGTAAGGAAGTATATAAAAAAATATACACAGGCTGGCACAATGGCAGCTTATGATGGATTAGATCCTCACGATGATAATAAGTGGGAAGAGAAAGCAGAAAGATTTGCAAAAAGGGAATTATCTAAATGGATGTAAAATAAATTTGTATTTGAGATAATTGCTATATATGTATTAATAATGTTGACATTTAATTTGGTTATAAAAAATTCTGATAGGTTTTTTAATAAAATATTTCTGCCTTGAATTATATAATCTCAATTAAATATTAACAAGTAACAAGTAACAAGTATAAGTATTAATTAACAAGTATTACAAGTATTAATTATGAAATCAAGAAGTGCCAAGAATAAAGGTAAGAGACTTCAGAACAATGTTAGAGATCTTTTGTTAGAAACCTTTAATCAACTAGAACCCGATGATATCAAATCTGCTATCATGGGTGAATCAGGAGAAGATATTAAATTATCCCCCGCGGCTCGTAGACTCATTCCTTATTCATTTGAATGTAAAAATCAAGAAAAATTAAATATATGGGATTCATTAAATCAAGCAGAAGAAAATAGTGGTGATTACGATCCTGTGTTGATATTTAAAAGAAACAGAAGTAAAACATACGCTGTTGTTAATGTAGAAAAGTTTATAGAATTAATTAATGAAAATAATAAATCTTCTAAATAGAGTAATAGGAAATCACGGCAGACGGTTAAAGAAAGCCGATGAGTATATGTATTGGTCTCCCTTTACTTCACACCACAAACCAAAACTACAAATTAATGTAAAGACTGGCAAATGGCATTGTTGGGTATCTAATCAAGGTGGTCATAATCTATTTCAATTATTCAAAAAACTAAAAGCAAATAGAGAGCAATTTACAGAGCTTAGTGAATTAGTTGGAAAACCATCTCAATCACTATCATCAAATCGTAAAAAAAACAAGGAAAAAATATTAAGGTTGCCAAATGAATTTAAACCAATGTGGGATAATGGTGGTGGTATAATTCAAAAACACTCGTGGGTGTATCTACAAAATAGGGGTATTACTAAAGGTGATATTCTCAGATATGGAATTGGCTACTGTGATGGTGGTTTGTACTCTAATAGAGTTATCATACCAAGCTATGATTCTAATGGAGAGTTAAATTATTTTGTTGGTAGGAGTATTTACAAAGATGGTATGAAGTATAAAAATCCACCTGTATCTAAAAATATCATAGGATTTGATTTATTTATTAATTGGGATGAGCCAATTGTTTTGTGTGAGGGTGTTTTTGATGCTATTGCTGTAAAGAGAAATGCTATTCCACTTTTCGGTAAAACTGTACCTAAAATATTAATGAAAAAAATTTATGAAAAACAAGTCAAGACTATATATATATTATTAGATAGGGATGCAGTAAAAGACTCTATTAAAATGATAGATGATTTTATGAAAAATGGAATAAATGTTTATTTCGTAAATCTTGAAAAGGGAGACCCATCAGATTATGGCTTTAAGAAAACCAATAATCTTATTAAAGAAACTAAACAAACTTCCTTTTCCGATTTAATGAGGATGAGACTTAATGGCAAAAAACGAAAATATATGGAAATTTAATGATGATGAATGGAAAGTTCACATTACTGATAACAGTATTCGTAAAAAACTTAACGATGCTTTTGGTTTGGACGGTTCTACTATATACTACGAAAGTGGTAGACTTTCTAAAGAAACAGCTTGGGACGTCATAGTGCCAAATAATAAAATTGATAAAGTTAAAAAGTTCTTAAAGGATAATACTTGATTAAAGAAAATGTTGTTAAAGTACCTTTTCGGAAGTTAAAATACATACATCATATTTCGGATATTCAAATCCGTAACCTTAAGCGACATAAGGAATATGAAGAAGTATTTGAACGTACATACGAAGAAGTAAAAAAACATAAAGATAATGCCGTAGTCTATATTGGTGGTGATATAGCTCATTCAAAAACCGAAATGTCGCCTGAATTAGTCGATCAGCTTTCTAGATTATTTAAAAATCTTGCAGACATATGTCCTACAATTATTATTGCAGGCAATCACGATTGTAATTTAAATAATCTTTCTCGAATGGATGTACTCTCTCCTATCGTAAACAACCTACAACATTCTGATTTACACTACTTAAAACACAGTGGTGTATACAAATGTGCTGATGTAAAGTTTGTTGTTTGGGATGTGTGGGAGAAAGAAGATGATTATATTGAAGCTAAAGACTTTGATGGTGATACAAAGGTAGTTCTCTTTCACGGAACAGTTGATAAGTCAGAAACGGATTTGGGATTTTTCTTACCATCTGATGTTAAAATCTCTAAGTTCAAAGGTTACGATTTGGGATTGCTAGGTGACATCCACAAAAGACAGCATCTCAACAAAAAAGAAACCATATCTTATTGTGGTTCTCTGGTTCAGCAAAATCATGGGGAAGGTTTGAGCCACGGTTATTTATTGTGGGATGTTCCAAAGAGAAAGTCAGAGTATATTGAAGTACCAAATGACTACGGCTATTACACTTTAGATATAAAAGATGGGCGGGTTCCTGATTGTCCTGATATGCCAAAGAAAGCTCGATTGAGAGTTAGAGTTTCGGATACCACACCATCACAGTTAAAAAAGGCTATGACTCTTATCCACAGTAAGTATGGGATAAAAGAAGTATCGGTTACAAAAACAGACTCATTTTCAACAATGGAAAAAGTGCGTGGTCAGAGAATTACAGTCGGAAATATTAGGGATGCTGATTACCAATATGGGTTAATACAAGAGTACCTAAAATCAAATCATTTTGTTGATGAAGATACGCTTATCGATATTAAGAAAATTAATGAAGAACTGAATGTGAGGTTACCTGAAGATAATGTAAATAGAGGCGTAACCTGGCAAGTCAAAAAGTTCGAGTTTGATAATATGTTTAGTTATGGGGAAAACAATGTTGTTGATTTCACAAAACTAAATGGTATAATCGGAATGTTTGCACCGAATGCGAGTGGCAAATCTTCACTATTAGATGCTCTCTCATTCTGTCTATTTGATACCTCTTCTCGAGCCTTCAAAGCTATAAACGTTCTCAACAGTAAGAAAAATAACTTTTATTGTAAAGCAACATTAGAAGTTGATGGCATGAAATACTTTATAGAAAGAACCGGTAAAAAACAACGTAATGGTCATGTGAAAGTGAATGTAGATTTTTATACATTCGCCGATGATGGAGAAAAAGTTTCTATGAATGGAGACCAGAGACGAACTACTGATGTAAATATCCGTAAAGTTATAGGCACATATGAAGATTTTATTATGACTTCATTATCTCTACAGTCGAATTCTACGGTATTTATTGATAAGACACAAAAAGAAAGAAAGGATTTGCTTGCACAGTTTATGGGTATTGGTGTTTTTGACCAATTATATACTTTAGCTGCTGATGAGATTCACGATGTACAATCACTTTTAAAATCTTTTCAAAAGAATAATTACGACAGAGACTTAGCTGATATCAAAAAAGATTTAGTTGATATGAAAAAAGACTCCAAAGAGTTAACAATTACTAAGAAAGACTTAGTTTCTGATAAGAAAAAATACGATAAAAAAATTATTGATTTAACTAAAGAACTTAGAAAAGTTGATGAAAGTGCTGACAGTTTAGATGAGTTACAAGAACGTAAAATTAATCTAACTAACTCTTTAAACAAAGTAGATGAAAGGGTTGGTGAGATTGCCACATTATCAGAACAATTTTCAGTAGAAGAAACTGAATTAAATGAGAAGATAAAAATCTACAGAGAGAATAAAATAGATAAAAAGTTTGCTCAATTAGAACAGTATAAATTAGATAAGAGTAACAATCAAATTGAGATAGATAAACTCAAAATAGAGGTAAAGAACAAATTAGACAAGATTGATAAGCTTGGTAATTTAGAATATGATTCCAATTGTGATTATTGTATGGCAAATCCTTTTACATTAGATGCTATGGAAACTAAAAAGAAGCTTAATGATGATAAGATGTTAGCGGATACTTTTGTAAAACAATCTGATAACTTAGACGATATCATAAACGGACTATCTCACATTACTGCACATAAAGAACAAATGGATGAATCTATAAGTAGCCTGAGTTTACTAACAACCAATATCAGTAAGTTGGATAGTGAGAAAAAACTTACTACCGAAAAAAGAAAAAATCTTATTAGTCAGTTAGCACTAATAGAAGATAAGATTAATCTATATCACGAACAAGAAAAAGATATCATATTCAACAGGAAGTTAATTAATGATATTGAGGATGCTCAGCAACAATCTGATGTAATAGAAGAGTTTATAGAAGATACAGATAAAAAACTCCAATCTGTGAATGGTGAAGTAAAGGTATTAGAGACTCAACGAAAAACCATTATGCAGAACATAAAGAAAGTGGAAGAATTAGAAGATAAATATGCAGCTTATCAATACTATATGGATGCTATAAAAAGAGATGGTATTCCGTATGAGTTGATATCCAAAGCACTTCCAACTGTTGAGGGTGCTGTAAACGATATACTAGCACAGATAGTAGATTTTTCTATGATATTAGAAATGGATGGTAAGAATATTAATTGTTACATAGTGTACGATGATGACAATGTATGGCCTCTTGAATTAAGTAGCGGTATGGAACGATTTATCTCCTCTCTAGCTATACGTGTGGGATTGGTAAATGTGAGTAACTTACCAGCTGCTAACTTTCTGGCAATCGATGAGGGTTGGGGGACAATGGATTCCGATAACCTTAATTCTGTTTATAACTTATTTCAATATCTCAAATCACAATTCCAATTTACAATGATTGTATCTCATATAGATTCTATGAGAGATGCTGTGGATACTCTATTAGAAATTAAAAAAGAAAACACTTTTTCTAATGTTTTTTTTGATTAGAATATAATATATTTTTAGGTTTACTCTCGCCACGTTTTAGTTTTAGTATGTGCTGATTTAAAACAGCGGACATCGTGGTGCTTTCCTCTCTAACATAGACTCTAAACCAGTTCATAAGGTTCTCATCTATAGTAAAGGAATATTTTTTTTTCATACCGATAATCTCCATATCTTATACATATTATAAATAGTAAAATATTCAAATTTAATATTTATTATAGAATCAATAGGGAATATAAATGGGCGTTGTAAAAAGATTTATTCGATTACAAGAACTAGAAAATATTGATGTTCTCATAGACGAATTTGATAAGTCTAGATACATATCTATCTCTGATTTTCCAGAAAGCTTTCCACAAGGAAAAAGTTCTTTTCTAATAGAGGTATCTAAGTATCTAAAGGATGATGTTGAGTTAAAAATAGACATATTTGATAGTAAAGGGTCTGCTATATATCATGAACCAGTTTCTGATCATTTAGAGGGAACTTCTAGAAGAATATCAGTTGAGATACATGATGATACTGCTCCTGGCATCGCCACGATTATAATAGCGGCAGAGTTAGAAGTTATACCATCTGGTCCTAGTGAATTCTCTGAAGTTGAAGCAGTACCTGAAGAGTATAGTGGAACTTACAATTTAAGATTTACTAAAAACTTTATAGTCAATCCAACCGATATAAATGTACAACCCATAAAATTTTACACACAACCGACATTAACTGTTACCGAAAAAGTTTATGGTAGTTTGGAAGTGAGTAACTTTGGAACACTAGCAACTGCTTCTTTAGGTAGAGTTTTTGGTTTACCTTTAGAAAATTCAGAAGGTAAAGAATTTGAAAATCATGACAAAGATGCAGATCAGGGAGATTTATTAAAAGACCAAATAATAGATATTACAAAAGACTCATCTGACGAAATTATAAAAAATCCATTAGACCCAAAATCTGATGTTAAAGAAAAAAGTTATGCGGAAAAAAAGGGTATAAAAGATAATGCCTATGAGTTTCGTTCAGGAAAAATACAAAAGAAAAACTCTCCGGTATCTTTTCCATATGCCATACAGATAGCTGATGAAAGTAATAGCGAATTTCTAACTAAATATGCTGGTGGTAGAATAATTTTTAGTAATTTTACATCTAGTTTAGATGACAATTCATTAAGAGAATTAGATGTAACGCCGCCGATTGCTGTATCAAGTTCCAATGATACTAAACCATACTCTGCATCAATAGATAGACTGTCTAATAATAAAGTTGCTTTTACAGGAGTACCATACACTTTTAACAAAAGGGTATTGCCGTTTGAAGGTATAGGTAAAGTGGAATATGAAGTTCCGCCATCATCATCTTTTGATTTTACAAATACTGTATCTGTTGCAAATATGACTTTAGCAAACCTTAGAACCTTTTCAGGTGAGGCTTACTCAGCAGAAGTTTTAATTAGAAGTAGAACTTCTCAAGATATATCAGACTTTAGAACTTTAGCATATGTTCCACTACAGCCACCTGAACTATTAGTAAATGAAAATGTTGTTGCTGGTAGGATAAGAACTGGTTACTTTGGTGGTTTGGATGGTCACTTTAGTGCTTCACAAGAAATAGACAATTATTGGAATGTTTCAGGTAGTACTATGAGTGGATTGGATTCTTCATTAGCTAGTACTGTAACTGCTTCTTATACAAACAATTACTTACTTGATTCTGTTCATTTATCAGGTAGCATTTCTGGTTCTGATAAACAATTAACATTTCAATTAGATGATACTTACTCTTTTTACTTGAGAAAAAATGTTGATTATACTCTTTCTTTTAATGCAGTAACGAGATTAGATAGACTAACTGAAAAGTCTTTAATGTTAGTATATGTTTCAGGTTCTATAACATCACATGCAGATGATAAGTTATATTATCCTGTAGAAACTGATAGTCAAGAAACTGAAATAGTTGATGGTAACGATTACGGATACCGACTTGGATATCTTACGGACATAGATGGTCAATTAACTTCGTCTTATGGTAGAGTAGAACATAATTTTGCTTTTAATTCTAGTGGTAGTGCTATTGTTCAGTTTAGAGTATTTGATGGGGAGTGGAACTTATCTGATATATCTATAACACCCGCATATGGAACTGGATACTCGCCGTCTTATGTAAACTTCTTACAACAGATGCCAGAAGAATTTTTGGTAAGACCAGACAAATTTGATTTCATAGTTAACTTCTATGATAGAAGTAACAATTTAGCAGACTCTGTTGTCAGGTTAGAAAATGTAGAGTTTAGTGGTTCTAATTTGGTTGTTGTTGGAACTGATAATGTCTTAAAAGGTAATATGTTTATTGGTGGTGAGTCTGGTGATGGTATTGATATGGGTGGTGCTGAAGCAGTCTCTAGTGAAACAGGCAAATTAGTCGGTGGCTCTGGTTATGTTCGTTCTATAGGTTATCAAGGATTTACAAGTGCTTCAAATGCTAGTCTTGATGGTAAGCATGGCTTTATGATGTTTAGTGGTTCAGTATTTCCTGACAGCGGCGATGATTACAAAGGCGTAGGTTTAGAGTTAGTTGGTGTTAGTGGTTCTTTGAAATTCAGAACTAATCCAAGTGTGTTTGATGTACAAGCCGATTCATTCTTTGTGGGAAAAACAAACACACAATTTATAAGTGGTTCTGGACAAAAAATTGAAATAAGTTCATCAAATTTTCATCTCTCATCAAGTGGTGATGTTAATATGACAGGAACAATTACTGCTAATGCTGGTAACATTGGTGGATTTACAATAGAAGATGACCAACTATCTGCTGGTACTGGAAACAGTTCGGTAACGATGAGTGGTGAAGATCAGTTAATAAGAATGGGAAGTGGTTCACAATTCGGAGCGGATAGTGTATCTGGTATATTGTTTGGTCAGGATACAGATGGAAAATACAAATTTCAGATAGGTGAGGGTGTTTCTTACATTTACTTCGATGGTACTTCTGTTAACATAAGGTCTGAGGATATAAACGTAACTGCTTCTGTGTTTTCTGTTGATGTTGATGTTTTTAAATTATCTGCAAATAATTTATTTATTAGCTCTAGTGATGGTGGATTTATATCCGCTGGTAATCCCAGACCAACAGGAATAACTGGCACCAACAAAGGATTTTTTGTACAAGGCAATAATCCATCGGATAACAAAACTAAATTTTTAGTTGGGGATGCTGCCGGTGGTCGTTTAAGTTTTGATGGTGATGCTGTATTTATGAGTTCTTCTGCTTTTTATCTTGGAAGTGGAGCTCAGTTTGTAAGTGGCTCGAATGGAAATTTAGAGATAAGTTCTTCGACATTTCATGTAAGTGGTGGAAGTACTATAATGAGTGGTAAAGTCACTGCTACAACTGGTGAAATCGGTGGTCTTACAATCGGTTCTACAAAATTAAGTTCAGGAACGGCATATGAAATATCATCGTCTACAAATACTGCTGATCCAGTTTCTTTTATATCATCTAGTGGATTTAAAGTTTCTGCTGGCGGTGATGTAACTGCTTCTGCTCTTAGCCTTACAGGTGGTGAAGTCGGTGGCTTGGTTGTAGCATCAGGTGAGGTATCTGTAGGTTCTATTCTAAAATTAAAAGATAGTGGTCAAATAACTGGTTCAAAGGTACTGTTTAGTGGTGGTACAATTGGTGGCTTTACTGTAAATGGTGGAGCAGGTCAGAGTAGTTTAATTGGTAAAACGAGTGATCCAGCTGAAAGATTTAGACT